AACCTGCTGGTACTAAAGGTACTTTTGGTACGGCTGGTGTAAATATTGGTACTGAAACTATTACTGTTGAGACTTACCTGAACTTCAAAGTAGGTGATCCTGTTAAATTCAGTGTTATCAACTCTCAAACTGGTGGATCTGGAACGGGTACATTACCAGCAGGGTTAACTACTTCTGATACCTTTTATGTGATTGCATATACAGCCACAACAGGAGCATTACAGGTGTCAGCAACTTCTGGTGGTTCAGCATTAAATATCACTGATGTCGGTACAGCAGCATCTCCAAATGAGTTTCAGGTAGCTTATGCAGATTTCAGTAGCGTTACACAGGTCAGAGAATGGACATTTGAAATATCCAGGGAAGAAATTGATGTAACAACTATTGGTGGTACTCCAACACAATTCACTCCATTTAGAAAATATATTGCAGGTTTTGGTGATGGCACAGGTTCTGCCACTGCTTACTTTACAAATGAAGATACAGCAATGGTAAACCGTATGGTTCAAGATGTACTACAGAGACAGCAAGTAGGTGCAGCTATGAAACTATATATGGATCAGGTATTTACTGGTGGTTCTGTTAGTGACACATTAAGTAGATTTATTGAGTTTGAAGCTACATTAACCTCTGCTTCATTGAATGTTAACCCTGATGATGCACAAACAGTGAGTGTCGAATTTAGACCTGCTGTACAGCCTACATTTGATTTCACTGGTGTTGCATAAAAGGTTGAGTTTATTGTAGATATGAATTAGACTGATATAGTAATAATATTATTTTTATGGCATCAACCAAAACTATGCGAGCGATAGATCGTTTGCGTAAGGCTGCAAACTTAGAAGCTACAAGAAAAGAAGTTACATTATCTGATGGTACTGTATTTGAAATGTGGGTAACACCTTTGACTTTAGCTGAAAAAGAAAGAGCACAGAAAATGGCGAGATCTGATGATGCTAATGAATTTGCTTTACGTTTATTGTTAACAAAAGCACAGGATGAAAATGGAGAAAAATTATTTCAACCAGGTGAAATAGATGTATTGAAGAATGAAGTAAGAGATTCTGACTTACAAAAGTTAATGTTAACCATACTAAGAGAAGAGGAAGAACCTATTGACCCAAAAGACTAAGTGCTGAACTGCGAAAAGATAATTTAATGATGTTGCAGTTTGGTATTGCAAAAGAGTTAGGTATGAGTCTTACAGAAGTAAGGCAAATGACTTTAGAGGAAGTTATTGGTTGGAGTGCTTATTTTCAGGTATTAAATGAAGATCAAGAAAAAGAAATGGAAAAAGTTCGTAGACGTAGGTAAATTTAATATTTTAGTTTATTATAGAAATATTAGATAATAGATAAATGGCTTATTCTGCTGTTATTGATATAAGGGTTAATGGCGAAGGTAAAATTAATAATGTTACTAAACAAATACAAAAACTTAACCAAATAAATAGAAGTTTAAAACCTGTTCCTGATTTATTTCAAAGAGCAAGAGGTGGAACTGAAGAAACTAGAAAAAAAATAAATGATTTAAAAACAACACTTAGTGATACATTAAAGAAGTTTGGTGAAGTAGGTAAAGCTACAGGTTTTTCAAAAACTATTGGCGGTTTAAATTCTCAATTATCAGCTTTTAGGCAAGTAGCTAATAGTGCAAAAATTGGAAGTGATGAATTTAATAGATCTTTAATTGCTGGTCAAAATGCTTCTAGAGAATTATTAAAAGCAGAATTAGCAAGAATTAAAACATTACAAACTTTATATCAAACAGATGGAGGAATGAAATTTACTCCAAAAACTAGAAAACAACAATTAACAGGTTTATTAGATATTGGCAAAGATTTACCTCAAACAACTTCTGCTTTAAGAACATACAAGTCAGAATTAGAAGCAGCTATATCAGTTGTAGAAATTGGTAGTAAAGAGTTTCTTCAGTTAAGTACAGCTATAGATAGTATTAATCAATCTTTAAAAAAAGCTGATATTTTAAGAGGAAGAGGGCCAAAACAAAAAGACGATTCTAATAGAATTAAATCTATAAGAGAACAAACTTTAAATATAGAGAGAAGAATAACAGATTCAACTATTAATAAAGCAGCAAAAAACAAATTATTAAATCAATTAGGAACAACAAATAATGCAATAAAAAATAAGGAATTAGATCTTGCAAGACAAATTAATATAGAGACTCAAAGAAATTTGACAATGCAAGAAAAAATGCAAAGGAGAAGAGGAAGAATTGCTCAAAGTACTTTAATTGGTGGTGGTTTCCCTTTGTTATTTGGTGGAGGTCCATTACAAGCTGTTGCTGGTGCAATAGGTGGTGGTTTAGGAGAAACTTTTAGTCCTGGAGGTGGTTTTGCTGGCTCTATTGCTGCTACTGCTGCTATAAGTTCAGTGCAAAAATTTGCTAATTCTGCAAGAGAAGTTGGTAATGCGTTAAAAGATGCAAATTTAGGATTAGATAAATTAAAAGACTTAGGATTTGAAGTAGATGAATCTACAAGAAAACAAGTAGAAAGTTTATTAGAAGCAGGTAAAGTAAGGCAAGCAGAAGCTATTGTAGCTCAAAAGTTTGCTGACATTATTGGTCCGAAAGCAGTAAAAAACTTAATGGATTTAGATACTTCATTTGATGAATTACAAAAACAAACTTCTGAGTTATTTTTAATTTTGTCTAGTGAGTTAGCACCAGCTTTAACAGTTATTTTAGATCTTGTTTCAGGTATTGTAAAAGCTGTACCAGGTCCAAAAATACAAAGGGCTGCTGCAAACTTAAATCCACAAGCGTTTCAAGAGGCACAAGAAAAAGCAAGGTTAGGATCAACTGGTTTTATTCAAGGTGATCGTAAATTATATAATGAAATTTTAACAGAACTTTCAAAAAATATAATTAAAGAATTTACTCCTGATTTAACTACGAATAAGCCTTCTTCAAGCTCTTCAAGAACACAACAAGATTTGTCACAATATGAATTAAGAGTATTAAATGAAAGAATTGCTTTACAAAAATTAAGTGGTGGTTTGTTAAATGACGAAGTAGTAGAAACTAAGAAAAAAATAATACAAGCTCAAACTCATTTAAAAATAATGCAAGCAGAAGGAGATATGGGAAAAATTGCAGTAATTCAAGCAGAAAGACTATTAGAAGTTAATAAATTAAATAGTGAAGTAAATTTAGCAAGAGGTAAAGATTTTGCTGAAAAAGTAATAAAGCCTCAAATGGAATTGTTAAATAAACAAGAACAAGCTGAATTTGATGCTGGTGCAGCAATAGGTAAAAGATTAGCTCCTGAAATTGAAATGTTTAATACTTTACAACAAGAAGTTGACAGTATGGAACTAATAAATGAATTACAAGACGCAGAAACAGTTGAACAAAGAGTACAAATTCAATTAAAGTTAGCAGAATTAAAATTAGGTTATGAAATAAGTGATTTAAATAGAAAAGACATAGAAGATTTAATTAGAAAAAAAGAACAACAATTAGAAAATAATAAGGCTATAGCTCAAGAAAAAGCTTTACGACAAGAAATAGAAGGAATATTAGCTGGTGGCATGACAAATGCTGTCATGGGATTAATTGAAGGATCTAGAACATTAGGATCAGTATTAGCAGATGTAGCAAGACAACTTGCAAGTATGTTCTTAAACAGAGCCTTTATGAGCATATTTGGAAATATGTTTGGTGGTGGCGGTAGCAGTAGTGTAAGTCCAGTACCACCATCACCAGTGTATGTTGCAGCACAAGGCGGTTTTAGTAGATCAGGAGGATTTAAAGCTTTTCAATATGGTGGTGTTGTAAATTCTCCTACTATGGGAATGGTTGGAGAGGGTGGCGAATCAGAGTATATTATTCCAGCTTCTAAAATGGATGGTGCGATGGCTAGATATTCAGCAGGTGCTAGAGGTGGTGCTGTAATTCCAGGTGGTAGCCACGAATCTGGTACAGTTGCAGGTAGTACTGGTAATACAATCGTTGAATATACAGGACCTACATTAAACTTTAATGGTGATGAGTACGTTCCAAAATCTGCTGTACCTGAGATTATTGGTGCTGCTGCAAGGCAAGGTGCAATGGCAGGTAAAGCACAAGTTATTGGATCGTTAAAAAATTCTAGAAATCAACGTTCATCTCTTGGATTATGAGCCTTACAACTTTAGTTACTTTTGTAGAAGTTTTTAAAATAGATAAAAATAACAATAAAAATACAATACATCTACTTCAAAACGCTAAAAGAGATCATAATAAAGATGTAAAAGATTCAAGTAATACAATATCTTTTAACGGTAAAAATTATCATTATCTACCTTTTATATATCAAGGAACAACTATAAATAAATCAGGAGATAATATTGAATCTAATTTAATAATGGGTAATCATCCATTAAGTATGGCAAAAGCACAAGAAGCTGTTGTTAACAAATATTTTGTAGAAGTAAATGTATGTATTGCAGCTAATGATGATATTAATAATGTAACAAATGTTTTAACAACAGATACATGGCTTGCTGCTTCTTTATCTTACGATCCAGAAGTTGTAGAAATTTTGTTAAGTAGTGCTATAGATTCTGTTGGTGTTAATGTACCAAGTTTAGTTTTAACTACTGATGTTGTTGGTAAACTACCTGTATCCAGTGATATTCAAAATAGATGAAGCCACATCAACTTATTGGTTTGCCTTATAGATTAGGTGCTGATCCTATTAAACATCATGCAGTAGATTGTTTGTCTTTGGCTCGTACAGTTTTAAAGCATTATGGGATAAATTCACCAGAACCTACAAGAGATTGGTATAGAAGAGTAAGAAAAAAAGACTTTGATATATTTAAAGAAGAACT